CAAACAGAAAATTGAACTGGAGAAGCGCAATGGATAATCGCCGTCCTCGTAATCTTGATTCCCGTGAAAGCACGGAGCGGGTTAAGCAATGGGTTCCGCCCTCAACTTTGCCCACGCCAAATGCACAGGATGGCTATAAGTTCCGTTGGGTGCGTACTAGTTTGATGGGTGCCGCTGACCCCACCAATGTCAGTGCCAGATTCCGTGAAGGCTGGGAGCCGGTCAAGATGGAAGACCATCCTGAACTGATGCTCAATGCCGTTCCCGGCGCAGCATCAAGTGGCAATGTAGAAATTGGTGGTCTTACTCTGTGCAAGATGCCCTCCGAAATGGTGGAGCAACGCAATGAGTATTACCAACAAATCAACCGTGACCAAATGCAATCGGTTGAACAAAGTTTTATGCGTGAAAACGACCGCCGTATGCCCAAGTTCTCTGAACGCAAGTAACGGCATTTGTAAATAAACAAGGAGACATAAGATGTCTTATCCCACTGTTGATAAACCTTATGGTTTTAAGCCGGTCAACCGTCTTGACGGTTTGCCGTATGCGGGCGCTACCCGCAAGTTGCCGATTGAGTACAACTACAACCAAAACATTTTTTATGGTGACGTAGTTCAAATCTCTGGCGGTACTGTTGTTCGTTCGTCGATGTCTGCTGCTTCGTCGCCGGGCACTGCTGTTGCTGGCACCCTCGGCATTTTCTTGGGTTGTTCGTACACCAGCCCGTCTACCGGCCAAAAGTTGTTTGCTCAGTATTACCCTGCAAGCACTGCGGCCAATGACATTGAAGCCATCGTTGTTGATGACCCCCGCGCTCTGATGAAGGCTGTGGTTACGACTCAAGGCACCTCGCTGGCTAACAATAGCGTTGCCGTTGGTTTCCTGAACCCGTACTACATTGGTTCCAACCTGTACATGGTTGGTGGCGCTGGTGGCGTTACCGGTAGCACGACTACTGGCAACTCGGCCCAATCGGTTTCGGGCGCTGTGGTTACCTCTGGTACTTCGGGCGCTGGCGACCGCGTGACCTCGGCTCTGCCGTGGCGCATGGTTGGTGTGGTTGAAGAAACCGCTGTGGTTCTCTCCGGTACGGGCAGCACCTCGGGTTCGTCGTCTACCGTCACCCTGACCGCTGCTGTTACTGGACTGACTCCGGGTATGCAACTGATTTGCCCGACTGGTACTGGCACTCAAGCCGGTCAATATGCAACCGTCATCAACGTGGCTACCACCACGCTGACGCTTGACGCTGCTGTGACTCTGGCCTCTGGTTCGGTGCTGTCCTTCGTGGGCTACCCGGAAGTCCTCGTGACTTGGAACGGTAGTTTCCATAGTTATAACAACACCACTGGCGTCTAAGGAGATAAATCATGGCAATTTCTCGCGCACAGTTACTCAAAGAACTGCTCCCCGGCCTGAACGCCCTGTTCGGTCTGGAGTACAAGCGTTACGGCGAAGAGCACAAGGAAATCTACGAAACCGAAACCTCGGAACGTAGTTTTGAAGAAGAAACCAAGTTGTCGGGTTTCTCGGCTGCTCCGGTCAAGAACGAAGGCACTGCCATTCGTTATGACAACGGTCAAGAAGCATGGACCACTCGCTACAACCACGAAACCATCGCCCTCGGTTTCTCGATTACTGAAGAAGCAATCGAAGACAACCTGTATGACAGCCTCTCGGCTCGTTATACGAAGGCTCTGGCCCGTGCTATGTCGTACACGAAGCAAGTCAAGTCTGCTAACGTGCTTAACAACGGCTTCAACAGCGCCTATGTTGGCGGTGATGGCGTCTCGTTGTTTAACACCGCTCACCCGCTTGTTTCGGGTGGCACCAACAGCAACACTCCGGCTGTCGCCGCTGACCTGAATGAAACCTCGCTGGAAAGCGCGGTAATTCAAATCGCTCAGTGGACTGACGAACGTGGTCTGCTAATTGCCGCCAAGCCGAGCAAACTGATTGTTCCGCCCGCTCTGATGTTCGTTGCTACCCGTCTGCTGGAAACCGAACTGCGTGTCGGCACCACTGACAACGATATCAACGCGCTGAAGAACAACGGTTCGATTCCGGGTGGCTACACCGTCAACCACTTCCTGACCGACAACAACGCTTGGTTCCTCACGACCGACGTTCCGAACGGCATGAAGCACTTCGAACGTATGCCTCTGGCTACCTCGATGGACGGTGACTTCGATACCGGCAACGTGCGTTATAAGGCCCGCGAGCGTTATTCGTTCGGCTGGTCGGACCCGCTCGGTATGTTCGGTTCGCCGGGTGCGTCGTAATAAAATGCAGTAATAAAGGGGGCTTCGGCCCCCTTTTATTTTTGTTTATTTAAGTGTATAAACGTAAATACCAAGATTCACTAATTGCTTACTGACCGACTTGGCGGACTTTTCCTCAGAGACAGTAAGCGCAATTGAGGATTTAATTATGGCAAATTCGACTTTTAGCGGGCCAGTACGTTCGCAAAACGGTTTCCAGACCATTTCGGTTAATTCGACCACTGGCGCAGTCACCACCACTTCGACTATTGGTCCTGCCATGTCGGTTGATTCTGTTGCTGCCACCGGCGCTATTTCGGGGGCTAGCGTTGCTGCCACTGGCAATATCACTGCCGATAGCAATTTGGCGGTTGTTGCTGGCGGTGCTGCTGCTTTCCTTGCAACTACCACTGCCGGTCTGGGCATCTATGTTGGCTCGGGCGCACCGACTGTGTCGGCTGCTCAAGGCTCGCTGTACATCCGCACCGATGGTTCTTCGACCAGCACTCGCTTGTATGTGAACACGAACGGTTCGACGACTTGGACTAACGTTACCACTGCTGCTTAATAGGGGTATGTCATGGCGATGCAGACTGACGTTAAGTCCAATCATTTAACCTCATCCGGTACGATTTTTAATGGCAGAACTCGCCTTAAGAGTGTTTCTTATCGCGGAAATGGCGCGGATGGTTACGTTAAGTTTCGTGATGGCGGTTCAAGCGGTCCAATTCTTTGTGAACTTGATGTAGGCACTAGCGATACGTTCACTATTTATGTGCTGGTTCCCGGTGAAGGCGTTTTATTTCAAACCAGCCTTTATGCGGACCTTTCAAATGTACTTGCTGTGACGGTGTTCTATGGCTAAGTCTCCGGCATGGCAGCGCAAAGAAGGCAAGAACCCCAAAGGTGGTTTAAATGCCAAAGGACGCGCATCCTATAACGCTGCCAATCCGGGGAAGCCCGGTTTAAAAGCGCCTCAACCGGAAGGTGGTTCTCGCAGAGATTCTTTTTGTGCGCGTATGAAAGGCATGAAGAAGAAACTAACGAGCGCCAAAACAGCCAACGACCCGAACTCGCGGATTAACAAAAGCCTGCGGGCGTGGAATTGTTAACATGACTGAACATCACGAAACATTTAAACAGGCAGTTGATGCTGCTTCCGTGGTAACAGTAGTTGGCACCCTCATGAATGCACTTCCTGCGATTGCTGCAATTTTTTCGATTGTGTGGTCGGTGATTCGTATTTGGGAAACCAAAACTGTACAAGATTGGTGGAGCAATAAAAATGCCAAGCACAAGTAAAAAGCAGCATAACTTTATGGCGGCGGTGGCTAATAACCCGAAGTTTGCCAAAAAAGTTGGGGTTCCCAAATCCGTTGGGGAAGAATTTACCAAGGCCGACAAAGGCCGCAAATTTGAAAGAGGTGGTGAAATGGCTGAGTCGAAGAAGATGGTCAAAAAGGAAGTGGCCTTTATGAAATCAAAGGGCGCTCCGAAGTCGATGGTCAAGCATGAAGAAGCCGAGATGAAGGGTATGAAGAAGGGCGGCAACGTTAAAAAAATGTTTGTCGGCGGCATGAGCAACGGTCGCGGATTTGCTGGCGTGGCACCCCGTTCAAAGGTTGCTTCTGCTGCTTCGCAGATGCCGAGTAAAATTTCTGCACTTAAAGGCTCCAATTCTAGTGGTTTTGCCGGTGGCCCCCGCGTGGGCATGAAGAAGGGCGGATGCACTGATATGGCAAAGGGCGGCGGCATTGAGTCCAAGGGTAAGACCAAGGGCAAGATGGTTGTCATGAAGCGCGGCGGAAAGTGCTAAGGAGACCGAAATGGCAACAATGATGGATTTAGACAAAGACCGCGAAATTGTTAAACGCACTGTTCGTGATAAAGGTCCGTTAACCAAGGCTATGGAATCGTTCAAAGAACGAAAGTCTGCCATGTCGCGTCAACAATCGTCTGAGGGCGAGGTTCGCCGTAATGCTGGAATGGGCAGTTCCAAGAATGTAGATGTTGGAACTGGTCGTGGCACCACCACTTTTGACAGTGACAAAACTTTCAAACAAGCATTTTCCGAAGCGCGTAAGGCTGGCAAAGACACTTTTACTTGGAATGGCAAAAAATACACCACCGAAATGGCTGGCAAAAAATCCAAAGGCATTGATAGCGATTTGGAAGATGCCTACCAAGAATCTATGGGTACGGGTTCCGCAGAAAGAAGTTATGACGCAACCCCGTATGTTGAAGCCCATGACGAGGAATCGCGATTCAAAAAAGGTGGTTCCGTGAAGATGGCAAAGGGTGGCAGCGCATCCAATCGTGCTGACGGCTGCGCTCAACGCGGTAAGACCAAAGGGCGGATGGTGTAATCATGGTAATGCGCGATACGCGGTTGGAAGTTCCTTACGAAGAACCTGACGAGGAAGGTGCGCTTGAAAGGTTTGGCAAACTTTTGAAAAAAACTTTTGTTCGTGACCCAAACAAATATCCAACCACTGGACGTTCAGTTGACTTCAGCGGTATGCCTTCTCGTGGCCCCATGCGAGATATGGCTATGCGTAGCAAAAATACTGGGCGCGAACAATCGCGTATGGGTTCAGACAAAAATGTTAATGTTGGGTCGGGTCGTGGAACCACTCCGTATTCGCCCGCCACCCCCGCTCCCAAAATGCCCACCAAACGCGCTACAAAGCCCTCTGTTGCACGCAAACCGGCGGGTGAATATGTAGCCCCATCCAGCCCCGAAATTATCGCTCAAACCACCAATGTTCCGAGTTTTCCCGGAACTCCCGGTGGTGCTGCCGTAGAACGTGGGAACGTGACTTCTCAGGGCACCACTCGCAACTATGAGGCTGAGTTCCCGGTTGAAATGTTTAATCCGTCCTCAATGACTATGGCCGCACCCATGCGTGAAGGTTTGTTTGGCGAACAAATCAGCCAAGAAGACTATGACGCAATGACTCAGCGCAACAAAGATGCTGGGTTTTATAGCCGGTTTAAAAAGGGCGGCAGCGTCAAGAAGAAGCCTGTCAAGAAGATGGCGAAGGGCGGTTCTGTTTCGTCTGCTTCCAAGCGTGGCGACGGCTGCTGTCAACGTGGTAAGACGAAAGGTAGGATGGTCTGATGATGCCTTGCCGTGGAATGGGTGCAGTCAACCCCAAAAAGTTACCGCGCACTGTTAAGAAGCGTGATGGCAATGAGCCGGTTAAACTTTTTGCTAAAGGCGGCGAGTCGCGTGTAAACGAAGCGGGTAACTATACGAAGCCGGGTATGCGTAAGTCATTGTTTAACAGCATTAAAAACAGTGGCAAAGGTGGCGCACCCGGCCAATGGTCTGCTCGCAAAGCACAGATGTTAGCCCTTCAGTACAAGAAGAAGGGCGGGGGTTACAAAGATTGAAAGCGCCACAGCGTTCATTGAAAGCGTGGACAGAGCAGAAGTGGAGAACTAAAAGTGGTAAGCCGTCAACGCAAGGACCGAAAGCAACCGGAGAACGATATCTTCCGGAGGCAGCGATTAAGTCGTTATCTCCGTCAGAGTATGCTGCAACGACTAGAGCAAAGAGAGCGGGAAAAAGAGCGGGAAAGCAGTTTGTAGCACAGCCAAAAACTGTTGCAAAGAAAGTAGCACCGCATAGGAAAATCAAATGACCACTTCCGGTACCAGTACATTTAATTTAAACCTCAATGAACTTGTTGAGGAAGCGTTTGAGCGTTGTGGCTCCGAACTGCGTACTGGTTACGACCTCCGGACTGCTCGACGTAGTTTAAATTTGTTGACTATTGAGTGGGCAAATCGAGGCATCAATCTTTGGACGATTGAGCAGGGTGAGATTGAGCTCCAAACTGGTGTTGCAACCTATCCGCTTCCAGCGGATACCATTGATTTGGCAGAACAAGTTATCCGCACCGGCACTGGCTCAAATCAAACGGACATCAACATTAGCCGGATTAGCGTTGCCACTTACGCTGTTATCCCGAACAAGAATGCCACCGGTCGCCCGGTTCAGGTATGGATTAACCGTCAATCTGGCGCTGATTATCCCGTAGGCGGTCAGCCAGAAGGCACGCAGCCTAATGGCATTGACAATCCAACAATTACAGTATGGCCCACTCCTGACGCATCCCAAGACTACACCTTCGTGTATTGGCGTCTTCGCCGCGTTCAAGACGCCGGTAGCGGTGGCACCAAAACTCAAGACATTCCATTCCGTTTTGTTAACTGCATGGTTGCCGGTCTTGCTTATTATTTGTCCATGAAGTTGCAAAATATTGACCCGCAACGCCGTATGGAATTAAAGGCAGATTACGAACAACAATTCCAACTTGCTGCTGATGAAGACCGCGAAAAAGCACCTGTGCGATTTGTTCCGCGCAATTTGTTTTACAGGTGATTAAATGCCTAATCGGTTTTCATCTGGCAAGCATTCAATCGCGGAATGTGACCGTTGTGGGTTTAGATATAAACTCAAACAACTCAAGCATTTAACGATTAAAACAAAGCAGACAAATATCAAAGTTTGTCCGCAATGTTGGGAACCAGACCAACCGCAGTTGCAATTGGGTATGTATCCGGTTAATGACCCGCAGGCTGTGCGTCAACCAAGACCGGACACTAGTTATTATGTTTCCGGCAATGACGGTGAAGGTAGTAGAATTATTCAATGGGGTTGGAATCCGGTTGGCGGTTCAAGAG